TGCCCACATCCAAGGGGGGTTGGGCGGGCGGGGGGGGGGGGGGGGGGGCGCCAGCCGTTATTAACGGAACAATCAGTCAGCAATCGGGCAGCATCATCAGCAACGGCATAAACCTGACCACCCATACCCATAAGGGAGACAGCGGCGGAACAACAGGGGAGCCGCAATGACCGACGACAAAACAGGCCGATCAATCGGATTACGCGACCACATCGCCCAATCAATCAAAAACATCCTATTTACCCGCATCGGTACCCGTGTAATGCGGGAAGACTACGGCAGCCTGCTCCCGGAATTGATAGATATGCCGATGACTCCCGTCGTTATTGCCGTGAGCCATCAAGCAATAGTAACCGCACTTGCAACATGGGAGCCGCGCATCAAAATCAGCCAAATCCAATTTGATGTGCAGGCCGCCGCCGAAGGTTGTCTGAAAGTAGCCATACATACCGCCCTTGAAGATGGGACAGAACAAATATTCAAAATAGAGTAAAGAACATGGCCGAAATAGATTTAACCCGCCTGCCTGCCCCGAAAGTCATCGAAGAACTAGACTTCGAGGCAATATTCGAGCGGAAAAAAGCCGCCCTGATTGCCCTTGTCCCCGAGAGTATTCGGCAAGAAATATCAACAACACTATCCATAGAATCAGAGCCGCTCACAATCGACCTCCAACAGCAAGCCTACCAAGAAATGATACTTCGGCAGCGTATCAACCAAGCGGCGGCATCAACGCTGTTGGCATTTGCCCAAGGCAGCGATTTAGACCACCTCGCCGCTGCCCGAGGTATTTCGCGCAAAGTCATTAGGGAACAAGACCCGTCGGCAGTGCCGCCAATCGAAGCCGAATATGAAACCGATGACGACCTGCGCCGCCGCGTCCAGCTATACCCCGAAAAACTGGCCGCCGCCGGTCCGCGGGCGGCTTATGAAGCGCACGCTCTTGATGCCAAGAACAACATCATCAATGCCCGCGCCATAAAACAAAATGCAGGAACAGTTGCAGTCTATATAAAAACTGTCGATAACGGCGGAGTTGCCGACAGCAAAACAATATCAGCGGTCCAATTGTATCTGTCTGACGAAACACGCCGACCTTTATGTGACACGGTTATTGCATATCCCGCAACGCCAAAAGAAATCAGTATTGTAGCCAAAATAAAATATGAAGATGGTCCTGACAGGTCTCTTGTCAAAGCCAAGCAAGAAAAAGACTTGGCAGAAATGATAAGCAGACATGCAGGACTTGGGGCGTCAATCGCCCTATCAAAAATAATTGGCTCACTAGATACGGACGGCGTTAAAAAAATCGAATTGACCGAGCCGTCTGAAGATATTGTCTGCGAAACAGGCGAATTTATACGCATTGTCAAGACAGAATTGCGGGAGATCTGATGAAAATGAATGCCATCATCCCAAGCAATAATAGCGACCTCCAGCAAGCATTGGCACGATTGACCAATGACGAGATTGCAAAAATCTTTGACTTGCAGGCAATCGCAAAAAACAGAGACCCTAAAACATGCCCAAAAGACTGGCTGCCGTGGTTGGCATGGGAGCGATCAATAGGCTCTGATGAAGGTTGGGGCATTTCGGATCAGGAAATGGCTAAGCGTCGGATTGTCGACGAATATATAAAAACCCATCAACACAAAGGCACACCGTCAGTAATCAGAAAGCTTTTTAAAGATTTGGGCTTCGGCAATGTCGAAATAATCGAAAATGCATCAGACATCAGGTGGGATGGTAAAACAATATTTGACGGTACTTATATTTTTGGCGGCAATACTGGGGATTGGGCTAAATACAGTATAAAAATAAACAGGGCAATTACAAACGAAGAAGCATCAAAAATCAGAGAATGGCTGGGAAATATCGTGCCGTTAAGATGTGAACTTTTAAACTTAGACTATCGAGACAACCCGATTTTTTGGGATGGCGAAATAAAATTTGATGGCAGTTACAACTTTGGGGCTGCATAAAAGGAAAAAAAATGGCAAACGCAATCGAAATCAATGAATTTACAGACGGCGTCAGATTAATTGAGACGGGTGACCGCGTGATTGGGGGCGAAGATGCACCAATCAATCAACCATTAAAAAGCCTGGCTAACCGGACAAAATACCTTAAAAACCAAGTCGAACTGACCCGACAGCAACTGGGAAATAGCGCGAAAAATAGCGTAAAGCTGGAGGGTGACCAAACAATAGGCGGCGCGAAAAACTTTAGTGGCGAAGTCAATTTTTATAAAGGCATCACCGTATCTGATAGCCAAGAATTGCATGGCCTAAGCAACTTTCTGCATATCGGTGCCTCCGCAGCTTCCGCATACCTGAGAAACAGGAAATCAGGAAAAATATTGGAGCTGAAAAATGACGGGATACTCCAATACGATAGTAGCGAAGTGCTTACCATCCGAAAAGTAAGCCATAGCCCTAGTGATTATACAGTTTCAACAATCCCATCATCATTTGCACTAAACAAAGTATTCTCCGACACAATTAAACGTGGCGGGGCAATCGGGCTGGGTGGAGCGTCGCACCAGATTGCTATTGGCTGGGATACGCCCGGACTGGTCGCCAAAGTCGACAATAACATCGTTAACGTCGGCGTCCCGACAAGCGCAATCGCCTATTTTGTCCATGCCTCCGTCCCCTACGGCTGGCTCAAAGCAAACGGCGCGGCGGTATCGAGAACCGTCTATGCAAACCTTTTTGCTGCCATTGGAACTACTTATGGCGCAGGAGACGGGCGAACTACATTCAACATTCCTGACCTGCGTGGCGAATTTATTCGGACATGGGACGACGGGCGCGGCATTGATCCGGGGCGCGGACACGCAAGCCAGCAATCGGGCAATGTCGCATCTCACCGCCATGCTACCGGCTGGAGAACCGGAGTGGTCGGAAACGAATTTACACTTATCCGACACGATTGGACGGGGAGTAGCAATGTTGTTTCCGATGTATCTAGCGGGACAGGCGCTCAAAACTATGGCGACCTTGATCCTTATGGGCAAGTCGCCGGTACAGCTTACCGAAATAGCAATGATTTTTATGGCACATCACGCGAAATTTATGAGCAGCAAGGGGAAACTCGCCCGCGCAACATAGCATTGATGGCATGTATTAAAGCCTAAAAGACAGCACGGCAACCAACAATCAAACACTTTTAAAAAAGGAAACAATATGAATCCCGCTGATATTAAATGGGTTAAACCAGTATGCCGCATTGACCAAGACAACATCTTCTCCGGGTTCGAAGAAGCCTACCTTGACGTCATGGCAAAAGACGGTAGCTACCTTATCCCTGCGTCCTGTATTGACACTGCCCCGCCGCAAGTTAAAGACGGACAAGCCGCCCGATGGAACGGCGAAGGTTGGGACGTTATCGAAGACCATCGTGGGAAAGTTGCTTACCGAAAAACTGATGGTTCTGCCGTTACCATCGACCAACTCGGCAGTATTTCAGACGACCTCACCATGACCGCGCCGCCGTCAGAATACAGCGAATGGGATGGAAAAAAATGGGTGGAAAACCAAACCAAAAAAGCCCAAGCCGCCGCCGACTTCCTTGAAGCAAGTAAACGCGCACTATTTAAAGCCATTGCCCGCAACGCGCAAAATATTGTTGCAGCAAAATCAGGAATGGACACCCTGCCGCCGTTCGAGGTGCAAACTTGGCCTCTTCAGGCAGCCGAAGCCGCAGCATGGAAAGCAGATCCGTCCGCCCCAACCCCGATTCTTGACCAAATCGCGACTGCGCGAGGCATCGACAAAGATACCATCAAAGCTGCCGCCTTTGATAAGGCAGTTGCATATGAAAAATTGAGCGCAACAGTCGCAGGACTCCGACAGGCAATCGAGACAAACATCGTTTCAGCCAAAACCATTGAAGAGCTGAACGCAGTCAATACCGAAATCAACATCTAAAGACGGGAAAACATGAAAACTTACCTGAAAAACATCGCTATCGCCGCCGACCAGTCAATTAATGCAGTCTTCGGCGGTTATCCGGACGAAACAATGTCAAGCCGTATCTACCGAAAAGAGCGCGCCGCAAACAGGGGCGAAGCTTCGAAATATTGGAAGTGGTTAAGGGTTGCAGTCGATAAATTATTCTTTTTACAGAAAAACCATTGCGAAAAAGCGCACCTGCGCGAACAACAAAAAGCACACTTCCCCGCCGAATTAAAATAAACACGTTCAGCCATGCAGAATCAGAATTTTCATCTTTATCAGGGCGATAGCCATCTGTTTCGAATTGACATACAGGCAGACGGGAAATTCATCCCCGACATCCCTGTTACATACATCATGACCGCAAAAACAGAGCAAGGCGATAGCCTCAGTCCAAGCCTGAGCCGTACCGCTACTGGGCTGACCGTCTATTTTCCGTCTGCCCTGACATCAAGTGCATTATGGCGTCGCGCTGCCTACGATTTAAGGCTTATTGCTGGAGGCGAAGTGCGCACAATCATGCGCGGTAGCATCTACCTAACCGCCTCAGTTACAGACCTGCCGCCGGCAGACGCCATAGGTTCAGATAGTACGGTTACGGTTGACATTACTAACGCAGGCATCAGTATTAACAAAGTCGCCGACAGCGAAGAAGTAAAAAAAATCCGGTCGGAAATTAAAAAAATTGAGGAAAAACTGTCCGAGATGGTCCTGCAAAAAGGTGAACAGGGCGAGCGTGGGCAAAACGGGGTCGACGGCAAATCAGCCTACCAACTCGCCGTTGACCACGGTTTTGTCGGAGACGAGGCCGTATGGCTGCAAAGTCTGAAAGGAGCAAATGGCGCGTCAGGGGCAAAAGGCGAACAGGGCGAGCGCGGGCAAAACGGTATCGACGGAAAATCAGCCTACCAACTCGCCGTTGACCACGGTTTTGTCGGAGACGAGGTCGCATGGCTGCAAAGCCTGAAAGGAGTAAATGGCGCGTCAGGGACAAAAGGCGAACAGGGCATCCCCGGTAAATCCGCTTACCAAATCGCCGTTGACCACGGTTTTGTCGGAGATGAGGCCGCTTGGTTGCGAAGCCTGAAAGGGTCGGATGGTGCCGCAGGCATAGCGGGCGCAAAAGGGGAAGCGGGGCAAACCGCCTATCAGCTTGCCGTTGCCAGAGGATTTAAAGGAGACGAAGCCGCTTGGCTGGAATCGCTGAAGGCAGCAACCGCCAATCGAAAAGAGTATGAAGAAGGCTACCTGTCGCGAGAAGAAATGCCGCCAATGTCAAACAATACACTTTCAACCATAAAATTCAAAAAACCGTTTACCGAGAGACCGATGGTAACAGTCATGCTCGACATCGCCGATACATCGCCTCGCTTGCAATATGTGTCAAATATCACCACGGAAGGATTTTCAATCGGCACAAACTATACGGGGTCTTTGAACGGGTTATGGTATAGCGCCTACGTTCTGCAACAAAAAAAGGCCGTCTGAAATACTTCAGATGACCTCAAAACCACAGCAAAACCAACCATTAATTGAAACAGATAGAAAGCAACGCAACAATCAGAATATCTAAAGAAACGGACAGATAAAATGACTGCAAAAAGAATGCACGGCGTTACCGCAAACGAATTTACCCACGGTGCGCGCCCTATTTCAGACATCGCCACCAACATTATAGGCATCGTCGCCACCGCCGACGATGCCGATGCCGCCGTTTTCCCGGCTAATAAACCAATTTTCGCGACCTCGGTATCATCCCTGATTGATAAAGCAGGAACAAAAGGCACATTGGCAAAATCACTTGACGCGATTGCCGCACAGGCTGACGCCCAAATCGTTGTAGTACGCGTCCCCGCATCTACAAAAGCAAATGAACAAAAGGCAAATGTCATCGTCGGCGCAAAAGCATTGGCAAAAGCTCCGGCTCATACTGGATTCAAACCAAAAATCATCGGCGCGCCCGAACTTGATGACGCCGAAGTAACGGCAGAATTAGTAGTTGCCGCCAACGTATTGGAAGGGTTTGTTTACGCCTCGGCGGGCGGTGCCGAAGAAATCAGCGCCTTGACCAGCTATAAAAACGGGTTCGGGCAAAAAAACCTGATGTTGATCGACAATGAATGCATGGCATTGGGTGCATCTAAAAATCAAGAGACCGCCGCCACTATCGCCCGAATCTTAGGCGCGCGCGCCATGCTTGACCAAAAAATCGGGGTACACAAATCAATCTCTAATACAGAGATTCAAGGCGTCTCAGCCCTCAAATATCCGCGTAGCTTTGGGTTGTTGGATATTAACTCGGAAGCGAACACAATCAATAATTTAAACGTAACAACAATCATCCGTGAAAACGGATTCCGCGTATGGGGCAACCGCACCTGCTCGGCAGATCCGATTTGGGCATTTGAACCGACCGTACGCGTCGCGTCTGTAATCAAAGAAACCATCGCCGAAAGTTTCCTCTGGGCAATGGATAAACCGATGCATCCTTCCATGATGATTGACATCATCAACACAATCAACGCCAAGCTGGCAGAGAAAGTCTATAAAGGTTGGTTATTGGGCGCGCAGGTATTTATCGACCCGAAAAAAATCGAAAAAGAGCGCGTATCAAACGGCATCTTCGCATTTGACTACGAATTTACCGTCGCCCCGCCGTTGGAAAACATCGAACTGAACCAACACGTCTCCGACCGCTTTATCGTCAACCTGACCGACCGCGTCATCGAGTTTGCGTCAAACATCAAACCGACCACAGTATAAGGACAGCAAATGCAGTTACCACGCATCCTCAAAAGTTTTAACGTATTTACCGACGGCCTCAACAAAGACGGCGTCCTGATGACAGTCAAACGCCCCGACATCAAATTCAAAACCGAAGACTACACGCCGGGCGGTGGCTTGGGTGAATACACAGTCATTCACGGCATCGAGAAACTCGAGCTTGAGCTGACAAGCAAAGGCTTTGACCTCGAGTTGTTCAAGTCAATCAGCCATAAAATTAATGGCAACCTGCTGCGCTACCAAGGCGCGTTGCACAAAGAGGACGAAGAAACCTATCAAACATTGGTAGGCGAAGCCCGCGGGCGCATCATCGAGACCACGCGCAACGAAGACAAAGCAGGCGAAGGCGGCGAACAGACATTTAAGTACGCCCTGACCTATTGGAAGGAAACAGTTGACGGCGAAGTCATTTTCGAATGCGACCTGATGGCAAATAAACTCGTCATCGGCGGTAAAGACATTCGCGCCGGCATCCGCAATGCGTTAGGTCTGTAATCGGTAAAAAGCAAAGGTCGGTCAGGAAAAGCCCGACCGACAACAATCAATTCAAAGGCGCAAAAAATGCAGCAAGAACCCAAAATCAAAATCAACCCGGACAACACCATTATCGTAACCGTATCAAACGGCACGGCCTACACCCTCCGCGAACCGCTCGCCAAAGACATGGCGGGCTTAGGGCAAGACCTGATTAAAATCAAACACACGGAAACCATCCAAAAGCTGCTCTCCAAAATCAGTACGCCCAAAATCGGCATGGCTCAATATGGCGGATTCAGCATGGCGGACGCACAAGCCCTCAACGCCGCCGTAGATTTTTTTTCAGCGCCGCCGTCAGCGAAAGTAGAGATTCGGGAAGCCTTTGCGGAATTGGGTTATATCCAAGATTCCGCTACCGGGCAGACACTTTCAGCCGACTGATAAATTCCGTTCCTGATATTTGGGAGGATGACGTTGACGGCGAACAGCAAAAGTTCTACCAAATAGACGATGCCCTCGCCCTCTGCGCAATCACATTTAAAGGGTCGATTGATTGGTTTGCCGAACAAAACCTATACAGGTTAAACAGTTGGGCGGCAAAAGCAGAAGAAATAAACCGGATCCAATCCGAAAACGTAGGGCAATAAAAAAGGTCGTCTGAAACATTTCAGACGACCTTTTCAATTAAAAATTACTTGAACAATTTCCCAACGAAGAAAAAAGCCATCGCACTGCTGACCACCTTCCGATAAGGATTTGACTTAGCCGCCGTCATATTGCGGTAATTTTCACAAAGAACACGGCTTTCACTTTGAACTTTTCGGATGTATTCATCAGTT